GGGAGAACGTCCCCAAATCGGTGCAGTTGATGAATACTTCAAGCAAGAAGGAATTCGCCCTAGAGGTACCCAAATTCGCTTTGTTGGTCAAGGCGCTCACGTTATTCGTAGAAGAGACTGGCCTACGAGCCTACAATGGAGTATTGTAACCACTCATGATAGAGCGCGTCCTATCGGCGCTGAAGATTGGGAGCATACACAGATGTGGGATGAAGTCTTGGAAACCGCTCTTGGCGATTTGCTTAGCCCTCTTGATCATTTCGACGTTATTGAAGATACAATCGAGTATGAGGAAGTGGAAGAAGGAGAGTGGATTGAGGAAGAAATCGATGCTGACGTACTTTTTGGAGCGCCTGGTGATTGCTGGAAGAAGCTTTTGGATCCTTTTGCATGTCTTGATCGTCCGTCGGGCGATCAGCCTATCACTTGTCGAGACCTGAAGAAATGGATGACTTCAATTGCTAATTTCGAGACTCCTGAGATGTTCATTCGTGTTGAGCGTCAATCTGCTACCATGTTTCACATTCACGACGTGCGCAGCCTGTACGACTTCAATTATGATAAGAAGTTGTACATTCCTATGACTCGTTTCTTGAGGACCCTCAAGAAGGTTGAGACAGTAGTGAAAGTAGTCAAGCGCGTTTATGTAACACGTAAAGTCAGAGCAGGAAAGATCATCAAACCTGTGGTTAATCAATTCCTTACCGCAGATGAACTTGAAGAGGCTTTGCTCGCAGGACCTGGTGTTGATGATACGTACTTCGGGAGGCCAGCGGCACCCTCTTTGGATGACGCCATGAGACAATTTTACTCACCGGAAATCCGAGGAGCGACTGAACGTCTTGTGCAACCATTGATTCGTGATGGTGTCGAAGAAGTCAGTGCCATCTGTCCTTATCAGATTCCTGTGAAGAATCAACACATGATGGAGGAGTTGGCGATTCCTTGGTCAAAGTTCAACGTCATTCCTCACCCTCATCCTATCCATGCTGCCATCAGGCGTCACACTTACAAGCGAGAGTTGCCTAAGTTCATCAAGTCGGATTGCACTTTCTTGGGTATGAAGCCGGAGCATTTTGCTATGGTCAAATCTGCCGTCGATTCTTTATACGGAGTAGATCATTACAAGCTCACTCTTGTCAACCCTATTGTGGACTTCAAGGATATCGGGCGTTACGCCGGAACGAGTACCGTCCCAGACGGAGTTTGGCACTTGCCACGCATTACGACACCCATGGTCTTTTGCGATGAAAGTGGTCATTACCTATCTCCAGAGTTCATGATCAAGATGAAAGAGGATAACCCAGAAGTGGTCTGCATCGGCATGTCCAACATTTTTCCTTTGTTGGCGACGGAGTTCAATCAGTCGCCGAACCCTGATTTCGCAGATTGGCGAGTGCAGCAAGGTAAGAATGGACCTGTGTTGATTTACATTCCCGAAGGAGATGAGGGTGGCAAGTATGAACAGCCGTTTGATCCTACTATGACATTGATTAGTTCTGTGACTGATGCTTACGGCAAGGTGACTTGGAACGGCGGTGTTGTTTTCAAGAAAGGTCATCTGCGATTGCAAATGTTCTACAGCTATCATGTTGCCAGACCCGAATATATCGTTGAACGAGAGTACGCTATGATGCCCCTGCCGAGAGTTTTCCGAGGTCAACCAGCAACCTGTCCGATTCGTGTTGACCATTACGTCAAGATGTTCCAGTATGCGAAAGTCTTGCCAAACGACAAACCAGAGAACCAATGGGGAAAAATGAGGCAGTTCATGACTGATGAGCACGTTTATTTCCCGGTCGGCGATCAAGCGTGGCTGATCAAAGTGGTTTTACATGCCGCTAAGATAGTAGCCACGGCCGACTTACAATCAAAATCTTACGATAGTCTCAAAGGCGAGCTGTTCTACAAAACCATTGGCCACATTATCCGATTCTCAGACAAGACTTGGAAGACGCGTTATGCCAATCGCAATCGAGCTTTAGTCAATCATCGTGATCCCGTGTATGTTTT